ATCATTTGCACCAAGTAAATCTTCATCAATATCTAATAAATCTTTATTTGCGTCAATTAAATCTTCTTGTGCTTTTTTCAGTGCTTTTTCAGCTTCTAATTGTTTTTCTTGTATATTGAGTATTCTTTGCCTTGCAGTTCTAAGTTGTTGTAAAGCAGGGACAGTTTGTTTCATTAATGCTTCTGCTTCTTTTCTTGCTACTTCTGTGGCCTCTCTTTTTGTTTCAATCATACTTTCAAGTTGATCTTGTTCTTTTTCAATTTCTGATCGTGCGTCTGTTGATACAGGTATGTAACTTTGCCTATAAATTCTTGCGTAATGTTCTGCCATTGCCGCATTGCGTTGTTGTTGTATTTCTAATGCTTTTTCTTCTTTGGTAAGCATACTTGCACCAAAACTTGTATTTCTTAATTTACCTGCTAAATCTTCTTGTTTTAATCCGTATTTATCAACAATTTCGCCGCCTTGTTCTAATACATCATTAGTATCTGTAAATGCTTCAACCCCTAGTTCAACGGCACTAACAACAATATCAAGAACTTTACCTAAAAGTGCAAAATTCTTTTCTAATATTGGAAGTAATACAGGTGCAATAATGTTAAATAAATCTGTTATCCTTTTAAGTATTGGTGCAAGTTCTTTAAGTATCGGTGCAAATCCTGTACCAAGATTAGTAATTAATTCACTAAATATAGGTAACAACTCACTTGCAACAGGTAATAACTCTTGCCCAAGATTTGCTTGTACTTCCCGTAATTCAGCAGATACTTTACGACTTACGTTTGCAAAACTCTCTTGTGTTCTATTCAGATCACCCTGTTGAACTTTTGTTTTTTGCAAAAGTAATTCATAAGTTGCTAATGCTTTTTCTTGTTTTGTAAGTTCTTTTGCACTTGTCTTACCTGTCATTATGAACGCTTGTTGCTGTACGTCAGCTTCAAGTATTGCAATACCAAACGTTTTAAGACTTTCTCTTTCACCTAAAAGTGCTTTTGTGAATGCTTGTAAAACAGGTTCAGCACCACCCTGGACGTTACTAAACGACGCAACATCACCTGCCAAAGTCGCCAATTTTTGTGATAAATCTGCTGATCCCTCTGCTGTAAAGTTAATACCTTGAAGAACTGCACCAGAAGTAGCAAGTAATTGTTTTAATTCAAAGTCTGCTAAACCCGCCTTATTTGCAAACTCCTCAACGAACTCACCTGCACTTTTAGCAGCTTTGCCAAACGTTTCATCAAAAGCCGCTCCCGCCTCATTAGCGTCAGAAGCAACATTGACTGCTTGTATACCTGCGGCGGTCGCAGCTGCTCCAACAACTGCAAAACCTGTGGCAGCTGCCGACCCAACCCTACCAATACCTTTTGCAAATTTACCTAAAGCAGTATCTGATCTACGTATTGCTTTAAGTAAACTAGCTTCATCACCTAAAAATACATACCTTAATTTTTTATCTGCCATTATGCTACCTTTGGTACTCTTGTTAATCCTGTTGTACCACCACTTGATATTCGTATTGGTATTTCAACAACTTTGTTCATTTCTAAGGTATTTTCTATTGCACGATTTACTTTATTCAAATAATCTTTTTGTATATTAGGTAATGCGTTAGCTATCGTTGTGCCTACAACATAACCACCTTTTTGAGTTATAAACGCATTTGCACCAACGTATTTTCTATACAATGGTCTTGCACCTGGTCTTGAATTAGGTAAACGACCTATAAGTGTTTGTGAAACAACTCTATTGTTTTTAAGTCTTTTATTTTTAAAATTAGTTGGAACGTTTATGAATTTACGTCCAAATTCTAAAGACAAGACTGCATTATTTTTATGACCTTGTATTTCAATAGATGCTTGATTTTGTCTTGCCCTACCTTTAATACCACGTACAGCTAAATCACGCCTGTGTACGGGTCGTCCTAAAACATTTTGTACACGACCTTTTTTTACTGCGTCTGTTGCAACTTCTTTAGAAATTTCAATGTTTACCCGTCTGATTGCTTTACCAATCTCTGGATTAACTTTTTTCCAATTTCTTACAAATTCATTAAGACCTGCAACACCTATACCGCCACGTATAGCAAGTTGCCGTCCACGTCCTGTTTGTTCAATCGTCGCCATTTTGTAATGTTAAGACATTAGCGATTGCAGTTATTAGTTCTATTGGTGTATTTAAAAGATCGTTTGGGCTTATACCTGTCCTAGCACTCAATCTTGCGACTAAGTCTAGGATTTCGCTTTTGGGTCATCACCTTTGGTGTATTCTTTAATGTTCACGACGCTTTCTAAAAAGTTATCAAACTCATTAGTTTCGCCTTTTCGTTTTGCACCTAACCAAGCCAAATACGCAGCGTGTTCATAACGTGCTTCATTTGGATCGGCTAGGACACTAAAACCAACGTCAAATTTTCTTTCAAACTTAATTAGGTCAATAGGCCTAATATCAGCTTCAATTTCTTTACCGTCTTGATACTCAATAACATATCCGCTTTGCATAAGTAGTTATCCTTTCTTATGATGTTGCTCTTGTTATTGTACCAGAAGTAGGAAATGCCACAGACATTGTAGCTAATTCACCCACACCATTTGCAACAGGTAAATGTTGATTTACTAACACGTTACCAGAATATGCAGGGTTGGTAGCACTTGTTGATCCTGCGTCTGCTTTTACAATAAATGCAGTCGTAGTACCTAACAATGGAAACAATGTTGCGTCTACTTCAGAACTTGCAAAATCTTGTTGGAACTCTATTGATAGTGTTCCGTCTTTTAAACCACCTGTACGACTTTGAAATGTGTCGCCCATGGCGGTTGTTACGATTTCGTCAGCTGTAATATCAAGAGTAACTGAACTAACATGATCTGATAAATCAACGCTGTTTAAAGTTACACTTGCATTATTTAATACAAATTTCGCCAATGTAATACCGTCCTTTCTATCTATATTTTATAAAGAAAGAACAACCCTAAGTTATGTGTGATATTACTCTATGCCGATTGTGGCATGTATCCCAAATGACGGGTTTGTACCACTTATTGTAAAATTCAAACGCCAATGTTGATCCGTGATAGCACCTGCGACACTTTGAAAATCTGCTCCAACAGCTGTGATACCTGTAAACGTTATGCGATCTGTTGGGCTTGTAAAACTTGAATTATCATCAGATTGTAGTTTGAAAGTAATAGTTGGTGTAGATGTACCACTTACACTGTAACAATGGATTGCTGCAAAACATTTTTCAGCTGCACCCACCGCACCTAATTGGACACCTGTACTATTTCCTGTGCTTGTTAAGTCATCATCAAGTTGTATAGTACCACGTACAACAACATCATCTGATTGTGATTTAGATACCGTAAATGGCGTTATTTCGCCTATTGAACCAAGTATGTTGTAACTAAATAACCTTGATTTCATAAAATAAGCTATGTTTCCTACCCCTGCGTCTGGCACTGTTGTAACTATTAATTCGTTACCCACAGAAGCACCAAGAAGTGCGTCGGGTTTGTTTGCTCCTGCCTCAAAAAATCCGTCCATGTTTAGTGTACTGTCTTTAATACCACCAAGCCTTGTACGAAAACCACCACTATTTATTGTTGTTGCGTCTAATTCATCTGCCGAAATATCTAAATTTACACTTGTTATATTTGATGATAAATCAAAACCCCCTGCAAAAACCTTTCCGTCATTAAATACAAATTTTGCCATTTACTTTTTACCTTGTTTTTTTGCTTCTTTTTTTTCAGCTATTGGTTGTATGTGTCCTGCTTTTATAAGTGATTTTGCTTGTTGTTCATCTTTGACTGTAATAATATCGCCTTTGATTTTATCCATAACTTTTTTATTTCCGATAATTTTATATTTCATTTAACTTGTACCTTTTGTTATTACTTGTATTTCAATATTAGCACCAATCGCGTCAATTCCATTTACATTAACATCAGCACTTATATTTGATACTGACACAACTCTTGCGTCTGTATCAGTCAAACCAAGTGTTCTATTATTAAATATAATCTGTCTTACACTGCTACTTCCTTGCCCTGTTATAAACGTATGAAGTTTGTCTTGTCCTGTACGCGTATCTGATCTTTGTACAGCTAGTAAACAATCAAAAGTATATTGATCCGTGCCACGTTGCATTGCTAAATCAAATTCTATATTTGTAGGTATTATAAAGGCAGCGGGAAAATTTATTGCATAATCTGGTACTGTATCAAAACATCTAAGACCAGAAATATTACTTAATGTTGATTTAAGACCGTCTGTGATTTCAGATAATGTCGCCATTTAAACAACACCTAAAACAGTGCCTTTACGAAATGGTGCAATTAATCTTGTAATCTCTCTGTTTTGTTGTATGTTTACAACTCCAAAATCACCAACACCTGCAACACCAAGTGGTGCATTACGCATTGCAAATAGTTCTGACGCTAACATTAATGTTGCTTGTCTTATTGGCTCTGGAACACTTGGAAAACCCCATTTTGCAGTTACTTCAGCACGTGGTCTGTTACTTGAAAAATCCATAGGCCACTCCTGGCTACCACCAGAAAATAATTCAACAATATAAAATGGGCTAATTAATATACCACCAACAACATTGTTTATGGGTAGTAATTGAAATTCTGTACTTGCAACGGTAACTTCATACGTACCGTCATCATCATCATCTAATTTTACAATTAATCCTGTTTCAGTAGATATATCATCAACAAGAAGTCTGTAAGGATCATTTGTAAAAAATTTTCTTGCACTTGCTGACGTTTCAGCATAAAATATTCGTCCACAAAAAGCGTCTATTTGACGACTAGCTGCATTTATTGCGTCGTCAAGTAAATCATTATCTACACTATCACTTGTTGGTATGCCAACAAAACCTTTAAGTTGATTTTGTGTGCAATAACCATTGGTTACTGCCATTACCTACCTCTACGGCCTTTCTTCTTTTTTTTCTTGCCTTTCATAGGCTT